AGTCTCTAATTGCGTATCTCATCACGAGGTTTTATCATGATAACTTTCAAAGTCGCACTCTTTTTCTTGTGCCGACTATTTCTTTGGTGCATCAGCTCCGTTCTGATTTTGCTGACTATGGCTTTGATGTTGACAATGGAGTTCATTGCGTCTTTGGAGGACAAGACAAGCTCTCTTCAAAGCCAGTCACAATATCAACATGGCAATCGGTTCACGAACTTCCTAAATCGTATTTCGAACAGTTTGACGTAATCATCGGTGACGAAGCGCATCTATTCAAAGCACAGTCATTGACTAAGATCATGACAAATGCTACAGATGTGAAGTATCGTTTTGGTATGACGGGAACACTGGATGGTAGTCAAGTCAACGAACTTGTGTTGACTGGTTTGTTTGGTCCTACACATAAGATCATCGACACGAAGGAGTTAATCGACAGTGGAAAACTTGCAGCAATCAAAGTCAAGGTTCTTGTTCTCAGCCATCCAACTGAAGAACGTAAGAAACTTGCTGCTGGAACCTACCAAGATGAAGTGCAGCACATTATTAGCTATCAACCTCGCAATCAATTCATTCGTAATCTTGCTGTATCTCTCAGGGGGAATACGCTGATACTCTACGCATATGTTGAGAAACATGGCGAAGTTTTGTATGAGATGATTCGTAGTAAAGCTGGCGAACGTAAAGTGTTCTTCGTTCATGGTGGAGTCGACGGCGAAGAGCGTGAAGCTATCCGTGGTATTGTTGAGAAAGAAACTGATGCGATCATCGTCGCTTCTTACGGAACGTTCTCAACAGGCATAAATATCAAGAACCTTCATAACGTAATCTTTGCAAGTCCTACCAAGAGTCGCATTAGAACGCTACAGTCTATTGGTCGCGGACTTCGTATCTCAGATACAAAAGATAGCATGACACTATTTGATATCGCAGACGATCTCACACAGAACAAGAATCAGAACTATACGCTAAAGCATTTGATTGAAAGAGTCAAGATGTATAGTGCTGAAGGATTCCCATACGAATTGCATAACATTAAGCTCAGGAGCGATAATGGAACAGGGCGAAGTTTATTTCGTGAAGATGAATAATGGCGAAGATCTTCTCGTCCAACTTATAGGTGACGAAGAAGAATGCCTTTGGGTAACTCAGCCATATCGTGTTGAGCTCTTGCCATCTGTTGCGTCAATGACTGTAACGACTTCTATCATGCGTTGGATTCCATTCGAAAGCCTGATGGATGAAAAAGTTCGCATCGCCAAGAATAGTATCTTGACATATATGGTCGTTGATGATATAGTAGCTCAAAAGTATCTCAATACGATCGACGAACAATCTAAAGAAGCACGAGCCAAGATTAAAGAGCGCCAATTGCAAACAGCAAGAAACTTCCTTTCGATGTTTAACATCGCCAATACTTCAGGATCTATTCACTGATGAAAAAGCCAAAAACACATTACGTCAACAACAAAGAACTCTATGCCGCAATGGTTGAGTTCAAAGCTGGTGTTGACGCAGCTAAAGCAGCTGGAAAGCAAACTCCACGAATCCCTTCTTATGTTGGTGAGTGTATCATGAAGATCGCGACGCACTTAGCATATCGTCCGAACTTCGCTAACTATACGTTCCGTGAAGAGATGATCTCAGACGGTATCGAGAACTGTTTGCTCTACATCAATAACTTTGATCCAGCAAAGTCATCTAATCCGTTTGCATACTTCACACAGATTATCTACTTCGCTTTCATCCGTCGCATCCAGAAAGAAAAGAAACACCTCTACACGAAGTATGCTGCTATTGAATACGCTAACATTATGGGTGAAACGTCAGAGTCGCAGGATGGTGATCGCAGCAACAACTACGATACAGATATCAAGTATGGTGAGTGGTCTAAGGAACAGATGGAAAAGTTCATGGCTGACTTTGAGAATAGCAAAGGTATCAAGCGCGGGAGCAAGAAAGCTACAGCATGAAGATTGCTTTGATTACAGATACGCACTGGGGCGTTCGTAACGATCAGCTCGCGTTCCTTGACAACAACAAGAAGTTCCTTGATGACATTTTCTTTCCGTATCTCGACTCTCATAGCATTGACACTGTTATCCATCTCGGTGATCTCGTTGATCGTCGTAAATACCTTAACATCAACACAGCTAAACGCCTGCGTGACGATTTTATATCACCTCTCCATCAACGAGAAATCCGTCCCTATCTCATCATCGGAAATCACGACACATACTATAAGAACACCAACTCCGTCAACTCAATTCGAGAAGTTTACGGAAACGATTTCCGTATCTACACTTCAGCTGAAGAAGTAGTCTTCGACGGTGTTCCCATACTTTTCATACCGTGGATTTGTGAGGACAACCGCGAAGCCACGCTCAAACTCATTGGTGAAACAAATGCTCAAATCGCTTTGGGACACTTGGAGCTCGCGGGCTTTGAGATGTATCGAGGTTCTCCTGTCAGTCATGGCGATGACCGCGTTCTTTTTGATCGGTTTGATTTGGTATGCAGTGGTCATTATCATCACCGCTCAACTGCTGGTAACATTCACTATCTTGGTAGCCATGCTGAATTTACTTGGAGCGACTACGATGACCCTAAGGGATTCCATATCTTGGATACTGAAACTCGTGAACTTACGTTCGTAGAGAATCCGTTCAAGATGTTCCGTAAAGTTTGGTACAACGATAAAGGTAAGAGTACCGAAGAACTGCTGGAACGTGATTGGAATAAGTATAAGGGATGCTATGTAAAGCTGATCGTTCAGACCAAAGATAATCCTATGAACTTTGATCTTTTCACTACGAAGCTATACGAAGCCGGTCCTATCGAAGTTGTTATCGTCGAAGATCATCGTAATATGGATGCCATCGACGAGCAGGATTTGCTGAACGAAGCCGAAGATACCCTCACGATACTTTCTAAGTATATCGAGACTATTGAATCCAATGTAGATAACAAAGAGCTTGACAAATTGATGCGTTCACTATATCATGAAGCTCTTCAAATGGAAACAGAATGATTCATTTTACCAAAGTTCGTTGGAAGAACTTTCTTTCTACTGGTAACGCCTTTACTGAAATCAAGCTAAACGAAAACGACTCTACTCTTATCGTAGGTGAGAACGGAGCCGGTAAGTCGACGATGCTTGATGCGCTTTGCTTTGGCTTATATGGTAAGCCATTCCGCAAGGTTAAGAAAGATCAACTTATCAACTCAGTGAATGGGCGTGATGTAGTAGTAGAAATCGAGTTCACCACAGGTGATCATCAGTATCTCATTAGGCGCGGAATCAAGCCTAGTATATTTGAGATTATAGAAGATGGGATACTGATTGACCAAGACGCAGCTGCGCGTGACTATCAGGAAATGCTTGAGAAAAACATCCTGAAGCTGAGTATGAAGTCGTTCACGCAGATTGTGATTCTTGGCTCGTCGTCGTTCGTTCCGTTCATGCAACTGACTACGAACGTTCGTCGTGAAGTCATCGAGGATCTGTTAGATATCCGCGTCTTTTCCTCGATGGCACTTCTTCTCAAGGACCGTGTATCGACTAATCGTGAGGAATACAAACTCAATGAACAGGATATCGTTTACACGCAAGAAGGTATCAAGGCGCAGGAAAAGCTTCGCACAGAACTTGACGAAAAGCGAATTGAAAAGATTGCGGATTTCAAAGAGCGCATCGAAACAGCTAAGAAATCTATCACTAGCGAGGAAGCGTCAGCTGCGACTCTTGAATCCGAGATTGATGATCTATTACAAACTGTTGGTGACCGCGACGCAGTAAGTGCGAGAGTTCAAAAGATTTTGACTCTTGAAAGAAATTTGGAAACTAAGAAAGCTAACGCTCGTAAAACTATCAAGTTCTATACCGAAAACGACGAATGTCCAACTTGCACACAGAACATCGATCAAGCTATCAAGTCGGGAAAAATTGATGAGAAAGAAAAAACGATCACAGAAATCGAAACCGCCCTTGAGAAGTTGTCTGTCGAACTCGGATCAGCTGAAAGTTCGTTGGCGGAAATATCAGAGCTACAGCGAACCATATCTAAGAAGCAGAGTGATCTTGGCTCTATACTCAACAACATCAAAGTCTATCAGAAAGAAATCTCTGTTTACAACAAAGAAATCGACAGTCTTAACAAAACGGAATCAGCCTATACGGAAGAAACTATCACCACATTACGTGGTGACCTTGGGACCTTTCTTTCAGTAAAAGAACGCATCCTTCGCGATAAGGAAATGTATGAGCTGGCTACTGTTATCTTGCGTGACAGCGGGATCAAGTCACGTATCATTAAGCAATACATTCCTGTCATTAACACTTTGGTGAATAAATACCTCGCCGCTATGGA